CTAGTAAAATCAAGGTTTTTAAGCATTTTTGATAACAAAGCTGGTTACCATTGCGATAACGTAATGTTATACTTTTCTGCTTTCTGAAAAGTACCGAAAACACTGTGTTTTCAAGGATTTCTATAATTTTTACATACACACTGAAATGTATAAAATTCTATGTATTTACACATATTTACACACTAAAATCGTGTAAAAAGTGTGTACGCTATATAACTAAAAATAAGAGCCACTATATGACAAAAATATGAGAAGAAAGTGAACGCTTCCTTCTCTTTTTTTATGCGAAAATTTAAATATGAGGAGATGATATACATGTTTTCGGATGAGCTTCTTGAAAGAATATTTTGTGATGAAAGAATGAAAGATATCCCGCTTTGCATCCAGTCGACGGTTGTCCATGTCGTAGAGGATGTGCTCGAAAATAGATATTATACTGAAAATGTGTATATGACGAAAGAAGATATACTTAACGACGTTTGTAATAAAGGTTAGGAGGATATGCCATTATGTATGAAAATCCGTATATGGGAAACCAATATATGCAACAAATTCCAAGGTACAATGGAATGCAATATCAACAGATGCAGCAACCTGTTTATCAAAACCCGGTTCAGCAAGCTCCAACGCAACAACAGGCAGCTGCCCCACAACTTATCGGGCGTACCGTAAATAGCGTAGACGAAATAACAGCCAATGACGTACCGATGAATTATCCATATGCAATCTTCCCGAAGAACGATCTTTCAGAGGTGTATTTAAAATCGTGGACACCGAATGGCACGATTCAGACGATTACTTTTAAACCGGAGATAAATACTACTCCTAGCAACACAAATCGTCAGGAAAGCGCAAATACGAAAGCTACGGAGGAAATTATGAGACGTTTTGACGAATTATCCGACCAAATCAAAGAAATCGGAAATTCCATTCCGAAACCGACAGCAAAAACAAGAACAGCTACATCTAAAAAGGACGGTGAAAGCGAGTGAATATAATGAATGTCTTTCAAATGATTAACAGTGGAAATCCAAAGCAAATAGTCATGAGAATGATGAACGACCCGCAAATTTCAAACAATCCTATGGCTAAAAACATGTTCGAAATGGCTAAAAATGGAAATTTAAAAGGAATAGAAGAAATGGGAAGGAATATTGCAAAAGAAAGAGGGGTTGATTTTGACAAAGCGTTTTCAGATTTCAAGAATCAATTCACGAAATAAAATAGCTACTAAATTCTTGCAAGATTTAAGTATACAAAATTTAACAGGAGGTAAAAACTATGTTTAACTCAACAAATTCACCTTTCACAATCCCTGTAACTCCTTATGATGGAAACAGGAGCGACGGTTTTGGAGACGGTAACGGTTGGTGGATTATCCTTTTTGTTCTCTTCTTCGCTTTTGGAGGATGGGGAAACGGAGGATGGGGCGGTAATGGATCAAATTCTAGTTACTACACTGACTCCGCATTGCAAAGAGGATTTGATACCCAGAATATCGTCGGAAAACTTGATGGAATCAACAACGGTTTGTGTGATGGATTCTATGCCGTGAACAACAGTATGCTCACTGGATTCAATGGCGTAAATACAAACATCATGCAGACTGGCTACGGAATCCAACAGGCAATTAATGCAGACACAATCGCAAATATGCAGAACACCAACGCTTTGCAGTCTCAACTTGCAAATTGCTGTTGCGAAACAAGAGAAGCTATTCAGGGCGTAAACTACAATATGGCAACAAACACTTGCGCACTTCAGAACACAATGAATACGAATACTCGTGATATCATTGAAAGCCAGAACGCCGGAACAAGAGCAATCCTTGATTATCTTTGCAACGAAAAAATTTCTACTTTACAGGCTGAAAACAATGATCTTAGGCGCGCAGCTTCTCAGGACAGACAGAGTGCATTGCTTACAACCCAGATGGCTGCTCAGACAAACCAGATTATCGACGCAATAAGACCTACACCGGTCCCATCATTCCCGGCTTCTAACCTTTATGGTTATGCTTATAACAACTGCGGATGTAATGGATGTGGTTGTTAATGACCAACAATCAAAACGGAAACTATTCTTTTCTCGATATGTTGACTGTCTTTTCAGTTATCTTGCAGATGATTGGATACGACAAAGATCAGAAGCAAACGTCTAATGATGACTTGCTAAGAGCCTTGCAGAGACAGGACAGGGAGTATCTCGAGAAGATAATTTCCAATCAAAATCAAATCTTAGAGATTCTTTCTAAGATGAATGAGTAACTTAACTTAAATGTTATGTCTGCTGTAAGCAGTATTACGAATACAAGGGGCAGACTAAAAATAGTTTGTCCCTTAAATTATGGAGGTAAAAAATATGGCTGAATATTTAGCTGTTTCTGCTCAAGAAGTAGCAGCGAACGAAAATGTTATCTTTACAAACACGGCAGTTCAAGGAAATAACTGCATTAAACATCGTGAGGGTTCTGGAATTGTGACTCTTAGAGGAATCACAAATCAGTGTAGAGCACGTTATTTTGTTGATTTTTCAGCAAATATCGCAGTACCGACCGGAGGAACAGCTGGAGCAATCTCGCTTGCAATTGCAATCAGCGGAGAGCCAGTTCTATCTTCTCAGATGATTAGCACCCCGGCAGCTGTTGGACAATACAATAACGTATCTTCCGGCATCTATGTTGATGTTCCGGCCGGATGCTGTGCAAATATCGCTGTTAAAAACACAAGCGCACAGTCAATCAATGTAGCAAATGCAAATCTTGTTGTCACACGTGAAGCGTAGGAGGTGAATTGTATGCATATCAAGAGAATTCATGAAATGATAGAAAGCCTTACTGAGTGTACAAAAGAAGCCATCGAGAGCGATCAGACGTGTGTTGGGTCATACCCGATTGGTGAGGTCGTAGATATGATTAAAGACCTTGCTGAAGCTGAATATCACGCAAGAATCGCAAAAGCAATGGAAGAAGCCGAAGAGGACGACAAGGAAGAAGAAAAGTATCTTTTGAAGCGTTTTAAGGAAGAATATGGAGATGATGAAGGAAGACGGTACTATGATGAATGGCGCTATTCTTCTGGAAGATTTGCCCCAAAAGGAAGAGGTATGCGTAGAGGATTCGACGAGACTCCTTACTGGCATATGACTCCTGAAATGTACAGAGATATGGACATTGACATGGATCGCATGTATTCATATCCTAGAAAAACAGGACGTGAAAGAAAAACTGATAGGAATTATTACGGCGGTGATTCCGGTATGAGAGATTCCAGAGAGGGAAAGAGCGGAATGAGCAGAAAAACCTACATGGAGTCAAAACAGATGTACTCTAGTGATACACCGGAGAACAAACAGCACAAAATGAGAGACCTTGAAACCTATATGAGAGAACTTTCCGATGATGTTACGGAAATGATCTCCGATTCTACACCGGAAGAAAAAACAATGTTGAAAACAAAACTACAGACTCTTGTGCAGCACTTATGATTTTTGAACTAAACGGTGTGGAGTGGCATGTAGAGTTTGTAGCACCAGGAAGTAATCTTTTAAGGCGTAGTGATGGCTCTCTAAGTGTTGGGGTTACTGACAATCTTACCAGAACAGTATATCTTTCCAATTTGTTACACGGGAGATTCCTTGATAAGGTAATTTCTCATGAATTATGCCATGTTTGGTGCTTTATGAACAACATATATATGCCGATAGAAGTAGAAGAACAAGTTGCTGACTTTCTAGCCACTTACGGGCGTGATATTTTTGACATGGCAGATTTTATTTTGAGTAATCTTATGGAAAACGAGATTTATGCATAATTTTTAAAATTCTACCATTACACATGTCCACTTCTTCTGATATAATAATAATTGTCCAGAAGATAAGTACACTTCATTGTCTCCAGCAAAAGGCGGTACGAAAACAGAGTCTTGAAATATAGGCTCTGTTTTTACTCAAAAGAATTTTAGTTTTTGACATTGACTTTTTTATATATTTATTGGTATCTTGTTTGTAAAGACAAAATACTCCAGTGAAGGTGCTGGATAAAATAGAACGGAATAACGACCAGTGAAGCGACTGGTTACTAATTGAACGGAGCAGAGTCTATTAAGTTAGGCTCTGCTATTTCTGACAAAAAAATAAGAGTTGCCAACCGACCAAAGTGAACAACTCTTAATGTAACAAAATCCAAAAGGATATTTACTAAATTATTTTAACATATCCTTTTGGAAAAAAACAATATTTTTTCGAAAAAAGGAGAAGAAAAAATGAATGAATTAAAAGTGTTTGAAAATGAGGAATTTGGAAAAGTAAGAATGGCAGAAATTGACGGAAAACCCTATTTTTGTGGCAGCGATGTAGCGTCGGCACTTGGATATAAAAGACCAAATGATGCAGTTTCTGCGCATTGTAGGGCTACGGCGAAACACAGTATCCCTATCAGCGGAAAGATGCAAGATGTTAATTTTATCTCGGAAGGTGATCTGTACCGACTTATCACTCATAGTAAATTAGAATCAGCAGAAAGATTTGAAACGTGGGTTTTTGATGAAGTCCTCCCATGTATCCGAAAGAATGGCATTTACGCTACAGATAACGTGATTGATAATATTTTAAATAATCCGGATTTCGGGATCGAGCTTCTAACTAGATTAAAAGAAGAACGGTCAGCAAGAGTAGAAGCAGAACGTACCAATTCTATTTTGATGCATGTTAACAAGACCTACACAATGACTGAAATTGCAAAAGAAATCGGTCTGAAGAGTGCTGTTGAATTGAATAAAATTCTTTCTGATAAAAAGATACAATACAAAGTAAACGGAACATGGGTTATGTATTCTGATTATAGCAATTGCGGATACGAAGAAATAAAGCAAGACGTTCTTGATAACGGACGTGTTATTTACCACAGAAGAATAACTCAGCTTGGAAGAAAATTTATACTCAATTTATTTGATATGAAAGCTGCATAACCACCAAACAAAAGCGACCTACGTAGGTCGCTTATTTTTGTGGTGTTATTTATTTTTTGGAGTTTTTACTAATGCAATAATAGCAAGTACAACATTTATTGCACACCAAGCTGCCCAAATTTTAAGATCTAAGTAGCTTCCAGCTAATGCAAGACCAATGATTGTTGCTAATCCAAACAGTATGATAAGAGCAATATTTCAAACAATCCCGCCTGCCAATAAGAAGATCGCAACTAATACTCCCGCTGAACCTCCAACTTCTCCATTATCTGATAATGTGTTGCTGATTCCGGCTGCACATGACTGAAAAGATACAATCAAAAACAGCACGATTGACAATATACCAGATACTAATTTCCAAACTTTCATTCCTTTTTGCCCCTTTCGATAAGTGATTTAACCATATTTTACTATATATTTTTATATATTTCAATAGTAAGTTAATTTTCCGATTTTGATGTATACTGGGCTGACATTAAAGAATTTTGAGAAATCGAGTTTTCCGATTTTAAATCGGGAAACACAAAAGGCGGAAGGCCTGAAAAATTAAATAGCTTAATAGTGTAAAAAGAACTGCCATATAATTTTAGGTAGTTCTTTTTTATTAAAATTCATAAAAAACTATTGACTTTTGTCATAACAAATATTATACTTTTGTCATAACAAAAAAGAAAGGAGGTTTTAAGATGTCACCGAGAACTGGAAGACCCACAACCGACAAAAAAGCAAATAGGGAAAGTTTTCGGTTTTCTGACAGCTATATCGAAAAGTTAAATTACTGCGTCGAAAAGACAGGAATGTCGAAAACAGATGTTGTCAGAAAAGGAATAGATTTGGTATATCAGTCTATTCTAAATGAAAAACAAAAATAGAGTAACCGTTGTGAGCTTGCAAACCTAAACGATTACTCTAAGAAACTACAGAAGCATCAACTTCTGACAAAACTATCATATCATTTGTTGCTGCTTCTTACAAGAGCAATATATAAACAGGAGAATATGTAATGAAAAAGATAACAAGAGATGAATTAACAGAGGTAATGAATGAACTAGATAACAAAACAAAAGGGCTGTCAAGCAGAGAAATAAGTGAGAAGTTCTCAAAAGAGTTCTTTTCTTTGCTGACCGTGGCTGATTTTGCTACACTTGGCAAGACAAAAGCACTTATTTATGCGCTTAAGCTTGGATATCTGGCAGGCAAGAACGAGAGATAATGTGCAAACAGGGCAGAGTGTAACAACTTTGCCCAGTTGCTTTGTGGGTACAATCTATTATGCTTTGTGGGTACAATATGTTTGGTTTGTGGGTACAACGTATCGTAGTTTGTGGGTACAACATGTTAAGGTTTGTGGGTACAATATGTTATGGTTTGTACCCACAAAAGATAGGGGGTTTTAGCATGGATATTAACGAAAGTGCAAATCCAACGAATATTCCTAAGAATCATACTCTTAAATTCAGATATGATGACGAAATCGAAGAAAAATTAAGGTATCTTTCGGAAAAGCACTTTGTATCTAAATCCGAGATCGTCAGGAAAGGGATTGAAATTCAATATAATGAGGAAAATGAGTAATTTGGTATTGACTTTTTATGTGTAACCATTTATAATAAATGTGTAACCAAAAAAGAAAGGAAGTGACAACATGTCTCCAGCAAAAGGAAGACCTCCGTCAAAAGATCCGAAGAGAAATGATACTAGAATAAGGCTAACAGATAGCGAGGCAGAAAAATTAGAGTATTGTTCTCAAAAAACCGGAATGACAAAAGCTGATGTTATCAGAAAAGGTATTGACATGGTATATGCTGAGGTTACAAAAAAATAGAGATTCACGCGTACTTTGGTCAGTTACGTGAATCTCTATTACCCGAAAGAAGTTTTCTCTCGCAAATATTATAACGCATCAGGAAACTTCTTTCAATAACATTTTTTTGAAAAGGAGTTTTTATTATGAACAAAGCTATGGATAACAGACAAAAATTACATCAAATGATAGACAGAATCGATAGTGACAGAGCACTTGCGTACCTGGAATCATTCATCAAGCATTGGATTAACGAGTTTTCCGTTGATCTTAAAGGAGGACAGGGATATGAAGAATAATTTGCAAATGCTCAATGTAACTCTGACTTCTTTGGAAGTTGCTGAGATGGTAGAGAAGAGACATAGAGACTTAGTTAGAGATATCAAAAAGTACAGTAAATATATTGAGGAGTCCAATAATGAATTAGGAGTGCGCAAAAATGCGCAGTCATCCAAAGAAGATGAATCAGGACAGCTCAAAATTGAGCCGACCTCAAAAAATGATGAATCCAGCGACCTCAAAATTGAGGTGGCTAAAGATAATGAGCGCAAAAATGCGCGCATTTCAGATGGATTCATTGATTTAACTGAATTTTGGCAAGAAAGTACGTATATCAATCAGCAAAACAGGGAAATGCCATGCTACAACATCACCAAGAAAGGCTGCGAGTTCATTGCGCACAAGTGTACCGGAAGAAAAGGAACGGTCTTTACTGCCAGATATATCAACAGATTTCACGAAATGGAGCATGAAATCACCGGAAAACGCCTTGAAACCAAGGGAAAAGTGCCAAATGTGGCGAATTGTCCAGCACCACCGGCGAAAAACTGGTATCGGAAGAACCTTTGGAAGATAAAACCGTGTGCTGTTAAAATGTATTGTTCCGTGGAAGAATTTCTGGTTTTTTTGTTTGAATACTTGAATAATTTCTTTGATACCTTAAAAGCAAAGGAAATATATGAGGAACAGACTGGAAATACGCTTGAAAAAGACGTTGATTTGCTTGATTTCTTCCCAGATATGGGAGAACGTGCACAGTAAATTCTTAACTTTACTTATAGCTACAAGATGGATAAATAAATGATATAACGGTAGTTATATAAATACATTATATAAATACATTATATAAATACATTATATAAATAAATTATATAAATACAATTAGATATAATTACATTATATCGTTCGTCAATAAAACCCTTATGAACACAGCGTTTTTAAGGGTTTATGAATAATTGCAATTATATAAATAAATTATATAATGTATTTATACTTGTTTTTTTCTAAATAAATTATATAATGTATTTAGAATATTCGTTTATTTTTTCAAAGGAGGTCGCATTATGAAAAGAACATCAGATTCACAAAAGAAAGCAGTTCAGTCATACGAAGAGAACAAAGACGTTATTAGAAGCATTTTACCCAAAGGAACAAAGGAAAAAATAACATCATACGGCTATACGTATAACGCTTTTGTTAACGAAGCTGTAGCAAGAATGCTCAAATCTCTGGAAAATAGCACCGAAACACCTGAAAAAAAGGAAATTATTCCCGCTGAATCAGTGCCGGAAACCAATGTGAAAGAAAAGAAAATAACCATTCAACAGCTTCAGGAAATGCTTAACGAGAAATCGGAAAACAACAGGCTTATGAAGGAAGAAGCTGCCAGAAAGAAGAAGGAGAAAGAGGAAGCACGCAAAAAAGCAGAGGAAGAAGAATACAAAAAGTACGTAAAAAACATCAAGAAAAAGATAGATGGTGAAGATGTTTTGATTGATGAAGAAAAAGAATCGCTCAGAAGGGAAACAATTGCCAAATCTAATTTTGAAAGTGAGGTGTAGCAGATGGGATATAAGTTACCAGAAGATGCAACATACTATCGCTCTGAAACGGACGGATACGCGATTTACAATGCTGAATGTAAGTTTATAGGAAGAGCACCAAAAAATGAATTTGCGGTACTGAATACGAGCTTACAGAGGGTGATTCTGGAAGAAGAAAAGCCTATGGCAGAGATTATGAAATGCGATTTGAAAGAAATACAGCCAGGTATGTATATCTGCTCCGTAAGTGATGATATGAGAGCTGACTTGGAAGAAAAATAAAAAACATTTTTTCAAAAACCTGAAAAAGTCGCGCGTTTTAAGGGGGTTTTTCTAGCCACTACTGCCCTTCTAAAAAAATTTCACACCCCAAAACAAAATATGCAATTTTTTTGCAAACAAAAAATATGTCCGGGAAGACGTTCAGTTAGACGACTTCTTGAACATATTTTTTATATATGCATATACTGTTATTTTGTTCCTGTTCCGTTCTTATTTGACGATGCAAGGCGTATAAATGCATCAAGGCATAAGTTATCACTTAACGCGCACAAAGCCCTTAAAAAGTCAAATACAAGCTTGTAGTTATCATTACCATACTACAAAATAGATATAAAATCAATTCTTTTTTTGTCTGATCGGTTCTTTCTCTTCGGTCTGGAGCTGCTACACGTCCGCCAGATCACAGCAAGCGACAATAAACCGGCGCCGATATCGTGCATGAATTGGCTCTTTTACTGGCATCAAAAAAGCCGGACGCGTCCGACTTTTTATTTTTGTATTTATAACTAATTCAATGCCTTGTCGATACATTCCGCTAATTGCGGAAAAACTTCTTGCACTTCCTGCATCGTGTCGGCTTCATAGTCTCCGATGCACTTATCGTCTTTGCAAACATTGCCACGGTATACACAATCTAAATCACTAAAGCTCCAATTTATGCCGGTTACTTCTTCCGTCTTATCTCCATACCACATATCAATATTTATCATGTTTTTTCCTCCTGATCTGTCTAAAAGTTCCGGGGATTTCTCCCCTGTTTCCGCTGTTCTCTTACTCTGAAATCCTTTCGAAAACATCAATAGTATTTTCTGCTTCGGCTTTTTTTCTGTCGCTCATATATCCGTGTCGTTTGTTTCTCAATGCTTTCTCTGCTGTCGCTTTGCTATTGATTCCAACAGCCGATGCGCGTCTCAGTAGTTTGACTTCTTCAACATTTAATTTGATGGCTTTGAGCGTGTGACGGTTGATTTCGTAGTTGTCTTTGTCTTCAGGGTGTAAATCCTCAGCAAGTGGGATATATTCATCTGTCCCCATGTTCTCGCCGATATTCCAAATAAAGTAATTTTCCGGAATCTTTTCAACGATTTCGAAAACGTCAATGCCCTCGCAGAGTGGCATCCGACTGCTATAAAGTTTTCCGTTTTCAATTTTAATTTTCTTCATTGTCATTTTCCTTTGCTCCTGTTATAATAGATCTACCTTTCTTTTGATTGGTGCCGATCGGGTTTAGTTGGTAGCTTCTCCGGTCGGCTTTTTGTTTTGTTGTTTTCTATGGTTATAATATAGCATAGTTTAATAAATACGTCAATAGAATAGTTTAATAATTTGAAAATATTTTTTCTTCTTATTATATAATAAAGAAAATAAGAAAACTAAATTGACAAGCATAGTTTAATAATGTATAATAACATTATAGATAAGAAAGGAGTTTTAATAATGGCATTCAAAGATAAAGAAAAAGAATTAAGCTATATTGCACAATATCAGAAAGACAACTATGACAGAATCACAGTGATGGCACCTAGAGGAACGAAAGACCAGATCAAGAAAGCTGCCGAACTGAAAGGAATGAAAATATCCGGGTTTGTTCTTGATTGCGTTCAGAAAGAACTTGAAAGAATGAAAGAATAGTTTAATAATGTATTGACAAGAATAGTTTAATAAAGTATAATAATACTTGTAAAGAACAGAAAAACAGATTCCAGAGAGGAGAATAGAAAATGGAAAAATATGAGTTTAGCGGATCAGGCGAATTAACGGAAAAAGCTTTTCATGTATACAGTAATAGTTCTTTTGCATTCTGGAAAGATGGCGAAACATTTTTCTATAGCGATAATCCGAACAGTGAAAAAGTAGAGTTGGGAACGTTGGAAGATGTAAATGAATTTCTTGAACAGTTTTAAAACAGCATAAAATAAATCAATGGAAAGGCAGTCAATAACGGCTGTCTTTTTTGCGCTTGTGGGTACAATGTTTCCAAAATGTATACAAATTGTTTCCAAAATGTTTCCACAGATATAGATTTAGGTTTAGATATAGATTAAGATTTAGAATTAAAAAGAGATATATTCTTCAAACCTCTTCGAGGTTCTCAGAATATACCCAGAAAAAGTCGCAAAATCAAAGTGCAAATTGCCACGCATCGCCACGAATTACAATTTCTCAAAAACTTTAGGCATTGCACTTGTATTTTTCTCTTTTGTTGTGTATGATATATATATCAACAACAGAACCGAATCCCGCTAGTATGATTACTGGCAAGTTGTCCCGGATGCCGTGTGAGGGAGTAAACAGCTGCAAAGGATAGGAGAAGAGAGCAAGGACGGCAAGAAAGAAGTGTAACACGCTCACAGATGGATCAGTACCAAGATCTATTTGTGGGCGTTATTTTTTTAGGTGTGGAGGTGTAGAACATGGCAAGGAGAAAGAAAGAACAAGAATTACAATCTGACGATGATTTGTGCATGGCTATAACTCCAGATAATCTCAAGACTGTGGTTAAAGACCTGATCACAAATTACTGTATCGACGCAGGCATTGACGAGAGTAATATACCGCCGGTAGTATGGCTGGATATTATAAACACGATACATGATACTATCATAAAACCAAATGTTAAGTGCTTATTATATGACGATAACTACAGGGAATACTGTGATACCAAGGTTATAAACGCATATAGTATATATAAACATATATGTCTTAGCCATAACCAGATATTAAATATTAAGGGATTCTTAGACTTTACTGGTATTACTAAACAAACACTGTATAACTGGAATAATGGTAGTAAATATTTTGATGGTAAAGGAAGTAGCAATATATTAAATAGTCAGAAAATAGACTTCGCTAAACAAATTATGTCTGACAATGAGCAGAGTTTAGAAGCTATGTTACAGGATCACAAAACTAACCCGATGAAAGTATTGCCATCACTTAATCACTGGCACAGCTGGAACCTCCCTGGAGTCAGCAGAGAGAAAGAACGCGAGCCAATGCTCACAGCGCAACAGCTGCCAAGGCTCGGACCGGTAGAACCGGAAGGAATCGAAGAAAAAGATTGATATATTTTAATATTTCAATGTGCGGAAAACAAAATGATAAAATAAATCATTGAACACATTACGAAATTAAGCGAACCCGTAGGAAAACGACGCTAATGTATGTGACAAATAAGTGTTTGTCGTATAGATTGAAAAATACAGATCAAACGGGGGAGGGGGTTAAATGAGAACTTGAAAAAGCCGCTACTAAGTCCTCCGAATTCCCAAAAAAACAAAAAGCCCCCACTAAAGGAGAATCAATATGCTAATCAAAATCACTTTAATACTATTAGTTATCAGCATAGCACTTTTTATTATTACAAGAGTGTATTTCAATACTTTAAGTGTCAGTAATAAATTCAGGCTTACTTGTACAACCAATTACAAAACAGGTGAGAAGATATTGTTTATGATTATTGGATTCACTTACATGATAACATTTGTGATTGCGGTTATGGCAGTTATTAGTTTGATTATCAAATACCTGTAGGAGATGCTTTGAAAATGACAACAGTAAATATTCTTGGAACTGAATATAAAGTGATTAGGGAACCATTCAAAGATAAAGATATTGATGGTTATTGTGATTACACATCGAGAGAAATTAGAATCAGGGATGACAACGTAAATGAAGTTGGTGATTTTGATGAACTGATGCGAAAGCAGCTACGGCATGAGATTATACATGCTTTCCTTGCTGAAAGCGGACTTCAATCAAATTATGAACATTACAAACAGTTCGGTCACGAAGAAACGATTGTTGATTGGTTTGCCATTCAGTTTCCGAAGATGATAAAAGCTTTTGAGAGCGTGAATGCGCTTTAGGAGAACGTGCGATGGGTGGTGTGAAAGTGCCCGAATTACAAGCGTTTTCATTTTTGTTTAATGATAATCGAGTGTAAGAGGAGAACAACATGAATGAAGATAGAATCATAAAAGAAAAGGCACACGAAGTCGTACTTGAAACATCTTGCCAGATTGTGACGGATGAGATACAGAAACATGATGTATTCTATCATGCGCTACTTGATGGAATCAGGTCAACAATTTGCGAATACGGACGCGGATGTGAAAAGGAAGCATATGCATTGGCTGAAAAAATCACATTATTTCTTGCAGGAGAATAGAGATGCGGATATTTGGAAAAGAAATTACGGATGAATGCTCCAAATGTGGAAACGTACTTGAATGTGAGCTATTTCGTCAGGGGCACGGAATAAAGCAAGAGAGAGCAAATATCAGAGAAATGGTTGAATGCCAGATGGAACACAAAGATAAATGGCAGAAAACAAATCAATGAGATTCCATCCCGTAAATGCTCAACGGGTGTGAATAATAATATATCACGGAGACTAAAATGAGAAGAGGACGACCACCGCCTAATAAGTGCAGAACCTATATCTTGATCGCTTTTAAAACTAAAACCTATAGTAATTAAACAAAAAACCATGCCGGAAACCATCAAACCGGCATGGATCATGAGAGAAAATGAGAATAATAAATCAAGACAAAACAAAATCAATTGAATTTGAAAATTACGACATATCTGTCGATGGAAAATATATAATTTCTGCTGGTGTGTCAAAGATGATACTTGGACAATACAACACAGAAAATAGAGCACGTGGAGTATTTGATGAAATCCACGAAGCGTATACGGCGAAGACGCCAATTTACATTATGCCGATTAGTTAAAATTTCGATAGATTTTTCATGCGTGCGCTGGCGTGAGCGCACTATCCTTTCATTACCCACTAGCGGAAAGCTGAATAAAAGATCGTCACAAGGTCTGGTGGGTTTCGTGGAAATCAACCAAGTATCTTTACGGAGATACGGACAGTTACAGGCTGTAACTTCTTTTTTGATTTTATATTTATGGCGGTTTGGCAGACCGCTAAATAAGCCGTATTCCCATAATGGTATTGGATCTGGTTGCTAACCAGTCAGTCGGAAACGACTTGGAGGTTCGACTCCTTCATACGGCGTTTTTCAAGTTTTTGCGGTTCTTGGAAACGAGGAACTATTAACAGCCATCGCATTCTCTGGTAGTAAATTACATAAAAACCGCATTTACTATCTGCTATCATAGCTCAATTGGATAGAGCAGTTGATTACGAATCAACAGGTTTTCGGTTCGAGTCCGAACGGTAGCTTTCCGTGGTTGGTAACACGGAGTTGCACATTTTTAGTCCCTCGACTGGTTTTATTGCGGAGCGATATGTAATAGACGGCGGTCTTCCAGTCAAACAATTAAAGCAGGATAGTGAAACGGATAATCACACAAGGTTCATACCCTTGGAATAATGGGTTCGACTCCCGTGTCTGCTATTTCAAGTTAAGCGGTTCTTGAAGAAACACTTATTAACATTATCAAATCCACTATAGTAAATCAAATAAGCGTTATCATACACTAAAAACCGTATTGCAAATTCAAAATATGATTACCTCGGTGCAGACGGATTTTTCAGTCCTGCCGAGATGCAAAGGTAACGAGATAGGTTTGTTCGAGATATTGGATAAGCTGATTCTTTCCGCTGGAAGTGATTCCATTGGTGGAGATGGGAACCATCAACAATGCCTTGCAGTGTATCATCACAGAGAAGTCAATAGCAGAATCCTTGTGGTCAGCGTAGAATAGACGCTTGCTGTGCAAGAATAATCCAGTGATGTGAGTAGTGTGAGAGACTACGGACTAACTGGAAATTCTCAATAAGCTGATTTGCCTTGAGTCTGAGAAATCGGAGTATAACACAAGAAATTCGTTAAAGTAGCGGTATGGCAAGTTTTTGATAAGATATTGTAGTGGACGTGAAATCCATTGCTTCAAAGTATATAAAACATATTCTTCTGAAAGAACCGTGAAATTTATGGGTATCAATCCCATGTGTGCTTAGACAGTGGTAGGAAGCCAAGAGTCGCTCTCGGAAGCTCAGACCTATCATCACAGTGGCAGAACATGACTTTTACCATGATTGAATAAGGGGAAGCCCTAATCATATTCTGAAAATGCAATTTTTGTTTTTGGCATGTAGCTCAGTGGTAGAGCATTCGGCTGTTAACCGAAGTGGCGTAGGTTCGATACCTATCATGCCAGTTTTGAGAAAAAGGAGAGCGATGAAATGAAAGTGTATGTGATTACAAGTGGCGAGTATTCCGGTTATGGCATTCGAGCAGTCGCGTTAAGTCGAGAGAAAGCTGAACTTATATGTGCAATGTGGAACAGCGAAAAAAGATATTATTGTGACGTAGCTACAATTGAGGAATACGACACAGACGAAATTCAATGTGATGCCAATGAGGATGTTGGTTTATGTTATGAGGCGGCATTTAATTACAAAACATTGAAAAACATCTATTTTGACGAGCCGTTTTATTCATTCACTAGAAATGAAATTAAAAGAGAAATTTTGGGTCATGGGTACGAAATTCAAATAGCTGCCACATTTCCAAAAGATATGCCTCAAGAAAAAGCAAGAAAAATCATGAAAGATAGAGTAGCGAAATGGAAAGCGGAGCAAGAGGGCTTGTAGAAAGGAGAATATGATGAAGATATGTGATGTTGTAAGACTGTGTAAGACCTATGGAGATAATACAACTTTAGCAGAATTGCAAAAAGAAATACAGGGAAATAAAATTCATAAATGTCCAAAGTGTAGCGGGACTGGAAAAATCACAAAGAAGCGCAATATAGCTCAGTACTGGGAATGTTGCGATGATTACGAGTATTACGATGTGGAATGCGACCTTTGCAACGGACAAGGATATACAGAACACATGTATAAACCTAAAATGATTCAAGATGGATGGGAACAGGAGGATTAATCATGAAGAAAGCAATGTTAAGTCAGCCGATGGCTGGAAAGACTGATGAAGAAATCGTAGCAACAAGAGAGAAAGCAATTAAGGTTCTTGAGGGAAAAGGGTATGAGATTGTAAATACTCTTTTTACAGATGAATGGTACAGCAATGAATCTATGAAAGAACGTGGAGTAGTTCAGATTCCATTATGTTTCCTTGCCAAGTCCTTAGAAAATATGTCTTTGTGCCATGCAGCGTACTTCTGTAAAGGCTGGGAGAATGCAAGAGGATGCAAGATTGAGCATGATGCTGCGGTTGCTTATGGTTTGGATATTATTTATGAGGAGGCTTAATCATGATTATCACAGGAATAGCTTAAAGGTAGAGTAATGGACTTTGACTCCATTTGTGGCGGTTCGATTCCGCCTTGGCTAGTTGTAAACGTGAATGTGAGGAGTGTAATATGAGTAAGCAAAAACAGTTTGATTCTCAAAAATTTTGTGATGCATACAACGCTTTTGCTAGTAGAAAAGTTACAATGGCGGAAGCAGCTAAAATGGCGGAAATGTGTGAGCCTACATTTAGAAAATATCTCAGAAAACTTTTGATGGGGGAACCGTTTCCTAAAGGATTGTTTGAAGCAGAATACATATGGACGTTAAATGGAGATGCATACAAAGATGAGAAATAAGAAAAACGCAAAGGAAATAATATCTCGCTATGCTAGTATGTAACGGAGGAATTCGGAAACTATGATCCAGAATGAATGCGATAAAAAAGAAAAAATTGTCAAACAATTGTATATGTCACAAGGAAAAGTAACAGAATTGGTAGAGGCTGGATACACTGTTACAATCAGACCTGTTAAAGAGGGATTGAAAGTTACTTACCACAAGGAAAAAGTTGTGAAATAGGATGAACTATATTCTCACAGAAAAAATAATAAAGATCGCCATTGCCCGGATGCGGATGTGGAACAGAGAAGTGTCTCTTGACTTTTTTAGTTAGGAGGCACTTTTTTGTTATGGCAAGTGAATACTTGATAAAAACTGTAAATGGGTATGAAGACTATATAAAAAATCATGAAATTGACGGACAGGTGCTAAATGCTTATGTAATGGCTACTCAAACAGCTATTTGCACAGAACATGACATTAAATACGGCGTAAAAGTCTCAAATCGAGCAAAAGAAATTATCAATTATTTGATAAAAAAGCAATCAGGTGGCACATTTGCACAGCTTGAGGACTTTGCACAAGAAAATAAGACGGAATTTGAATTGATAAATATTTACTACAAGCTGCTAAAGATGGAAGCACCGGATGTTTTGGACAGCTACATGCTGTATGTTGAAAAAAACAGAAAAAGAAGAGATAGATTCTATGAACCGAGAAGAAAAACACTAAAGCTTGTAACAGACAAACTCCAACTGCTTGAAGATGATGAATTAGACGAATTGTTTGTTCACATGCCGGCAAGAACTGGTAAAAGTCAGGAGTTGACTTTGGCTACTTCTTGGAAGTGCGCACGCAATACAGAAGCAAGTAACCTGTATGTGACATACAAAGAAGGACTTGGAGGAGCATTTCTTGATGGCGTTATAGAAATCTGGACGGATCCGATCTATTGTTTTTCTGATGTTTTCCCGAAAGCAATTATTGTGGATACAGATGCAAAAAATAATAAGGTGGACTTACAACGTAAGAAAAAGTACAAGTCTTTATCTGGAAAAGGTCTCACATCCGGTCTGAATGGTGAATACGATGCCTACGGATGGCTTATTATAGACGACATTCTGGAAGGTATTCAGGATGTATTAAACCCTGACATCTTGCGTAGAAAGCAGATTATCTTTGATAACAACGTAATGAAACGTAAAAAAGAAAAATGCAAAGTTGTATATAACGGTACAATCTGGAGTTTGAAAGATATTTACATGAATCGGCGTGATTTCCTGGAAAACAATCCAGAAGCACAAGACATTCGATTTGATGTACTTAAAATACCGGCTCTTGACCCGGAAACGGATGAGAGTAACTTTGATTATGATTATGGAGTAGGTTTTTCGACGAAATATTACCGTATTGAGCGTGCAAAATTCGAGGAAAATGATGATATGGCTGGATGGTATGCACAGTGTCAACAGGAACCAATTGAACGTGACGGAGCAGTATTTAGTCAGGAACACATGAAATTTTACAATGGAGTACTTCCGGCTGAAGAACCATACCGCATCTGCGCAGCGTGTGACGTTGCACTTGGTGGAGAAGACTATTTGGCTTTTGCTGTAGCATATATGTATGAAGATGGATCGATTTATATTGATGATGCCATATTTGATAATTCTGAAAAGAAGATAACTAAACCGAAAGTTGTTGATATGATAATTGATCACAATATCGGAAGTGCGTATTTTGAAGCTAACCAAGGTGGAGAGGGATACAAGGATGAAGTAGATACGATGCTTAGAGAAAGAGGACACAAAATAAATCTTGTTTCCCAGTATGCACCTACTTCAATGAGAAAAACTCAAAGGATTTGGGATAAAGCCGGTTCTATTCGTGAATGGTATTTCAGAGATACCGGGTGCAGAAGTCAGGAATACAGGGCATTTATGAGAAACTTATTTTCTTTCACGATAAAAGGAAAAAACAAACATGAAGATGCACCTGACTGTCTGGCGTCTTTGGCATATTTTATCGAAGGAACGTGGGAACCGTCAAAAGTTGAAGCTGTACATAATCCGTTTAGAGGGGGGTACCGGTAATGAATGCAAATTTTCCGACAAAAGAGAACTTGTCCGAGTATAAGGCAATGCAATTGGAAATTGAGATGATAAAAAAAGAAATAAAAAAAACAGAAGACTCCATATCAGATCTTATTGCAGAAGGTACCGTGTGCGACAAAGTAACCGGAGGTCTCGGAGGAATACAGGGATTTAAAATTGAAGGATTTCCAATATCACTTTACGAAAAAAGAAAAAAACTTCTCAGAAAAAAGGTCAACCGTTTGAGAGCAAAAGAAAATGACTTAATTGAATATACAGAAGAAATTGAATCATTTATAGATACAATTCCAATGAGCAGAGATAGACAGATTTTTAAGTGTGTTTTTATTGAAGGAATGACCCAGCAACAGATAGCTGATAATTTGTCAATAGATAGAAGTTTAGTAAGTAAAATTATAAGTAAATATTTATAAGTTTCACACAATTCACTAAAAAAAGGGTTTATTATTATAATCAGAGAAAAAGAACAAAAATTCTTTAACCGGAAATGTCCTTCTGAAAGATAAGAAAATGCGTCTTGCCAAACAGGCAGGGCGTATTTTTTATGGAGAAAAAAATGAACGAGTATATTCAAGAAACAATTTATTGTCCGAAATGCCATAGAAAAGTAGGCACATATGATGGACGATCTACGATGAACAAAATATGCAAATGTAAAAAGTGTAACAAACGGGTTGTGTATCATGCAATCGGAGGAAAAACGGAAATTAAACAAATACCGTTAAGAAATTGTAGTAGCGGTATGACATTTGGAATGCAGAGGTAATTTGATGAATAAAGAGACACTACAAGACCTTGTAATGGGGAAATATGGAAGAAAAATTGCATATGTTGACGTTGAAGAGGTCGACCAGAATAATATTCTGAAAATTGTAGGCGAAACTCTTGGAACGTTTTATTTTAATAAACGGGTAGTAAAGTACCTTTGGAATTATGTACACGGAGATCAGCCGATTCTTTATCGTAAAAAGATTGTAAGAGACGATATAATAAACAAAATTGTCGAGAACCATGCGTATGAAGCTGTCCAATTTAAAGTAGGTCAGACATACGGAGAACCGCTACAATGTGTAAGCACAATAAAGGAAGATATAAGCGAATATGTTGACAGATATAATACATATCTAAGATTAGCACATAAGCACGCAAGAAACATTAAATGCGGTGAATGGCAATCAGCTGTTGGAACTGGATTTCTGGCGGTTCAGATTGTAAAAGACAAAAAATCAACCATTCCATTTAGAATTACAGTGCCAACTCCGATGAACACATACATTATATATTCTTCCTTGAACGATGAACCTATCGTTTCCGTACAGGAATTGAAAAACCTTGAAGGCGAATGGTATAAAGTATGCCACACAAAAACGCATCAATGCATTATTAAAGATGGAAAAGTGAGCGGATGGAGCGTACATGCGTTTGGGAATATTCCGATTGTAGAATACCCAAACAACCCAGAAAGAATATCTGACGTTGAATTGGTTATCAGTATTTTTGACGCAATCAATAATATGCAGTCAAATAGGATGGATGGCATAGAGCAATTTGTTCAGTCGTGGGTTAAATTTGTAAACTGCACAGTTGATTCGGAAACATTCAAACAAATGAAAATGGAAGGTGCATTGGTCGTAAAATCAAACAATGGTACGGATAATAAAGCCGATGTTGATATTATGACACAGGAGCTTAATCAATCCGAGTCTCAGGTAGCGAAACAGGATTTAATAGACAATTTCTTGCAGATTCTGGCTATTCCTAAGTTAGAGGGAAATACTGGTGGAGACACGCAGGGAGCTGTGCAACTTAGAAATGGATGGGATATGGCAAAAACAAGAGGAAAGCTGAAAGACCCATTCGTTCAAGAGTCGGAACAAAGACTGAATGACGTGATTCTTAACATTATAAGAATTAAAAAGAATGATTGTCCGATTGATACAAGCCAGTTTGAAGTGGTAATAAATCACAGTCCTATGGATAATATGCTTGTAAAAGCACAGTTTCTTGATTATTTGCTGAAAGATGGAACACACCCTAAACTTGCATTTGAATTAAGCACTCTATTCCCTGATAGCGAGAAAGCATACACGTTATCAAAGCCATACCTTGATGCTTTGTACAGAACTGCGGAAGAAGTCGAAAGAGAACAGGTTCAAGATAGCAAAACTGGTAGTACGGAAGAAGAGTAGTGAAACATTGGAGGAATTGCATTAAGTATTGACTCTGATAGAAACCTTAAAGCAATGTATGACGATGGAAAGTAAGAGGTTATCAACGAAACAATATGAAATGTGTATTATCAGAGCGAAACACCTGAAAGACCGGATTTGTGCGTAATCAAGTGGAATGGCGCAACTGGATTAACTACACCATGTGCTCTTTCAGACGTGAACGATAAAGCACCATTTCATGTATGCGGTGAATTACTACCGTTCTGTATGCACACAAAAATAAAAGGGTTTACGTTTGATTGCAAAAACACACGTTACTCTGTACATATCGAAATGGCTGGTGCTACTTTGGAAAATGAATGGGCGTTTGAAAATTGTATTTTTAAATTTGAAGGTCGTCCAGATATAACAGATGATAGCAATAAAACTGCACCCGTTGTTGGAATTGGAAGCGGATTTTCAGAGAACGGAATGTTTAAGAATTGTATTTTTGAAAATCTACAAAGTGAATATAATCAGGCTATAAATGTTCACGATAACGAATTTACACCAAATGATATTGCACCATATATGTTGAAAGGATTCACCTATACAATAGACGGATGTCTGTTCAAATCATGCAATTTAATTGGATTAGGTTCAATACATCAAGACATAAATAATTATGATATTGATAATATGCTATATCTTAAGCATTGTAGTGGTGTAGATACGGTCAACGCTAATGAAAATATGAAATACAAATTTATTGACATCTAATTAGCTAAATGAGGCTTTAATTAACTAAATATCATAAAAGGAGATATATATGGCACATTTATATGTAATAGCTGGTCATGGCGCAGGTGATTGCGGAGCAGTAGGATATGGATATACGGAGGCAGATCGTGTACGTGCGCTCGCTTCCAGATTATCAGCATTAGGCGGTGGAAATGTCACGGTCGCAGATATGAACCGGAACTGGTACGCAGACAATGGAATCATGAGCCTTAATATTCCGAAAGATTGGCAGATATTAGAGTTGCACATGGACAGCGCAGGAGCTTCGGCAAAGGGCGGTCATGTTATTATCAATTCCGCTTACAGCGCAGACCAGTATGACACGGCACTGGCAAGCTTTATCGGCTCGTTCTTCCCGGGGCGTGCAAAAAATATCGTTCCGAGAAGTGACCTCGCCAACCCGAACAGGGCTGCCGCAAGAGGATATAGCTATCGACTTCTGGAAAATGGCTTCATTACCAATTCTGGCGATCTGAATAAATTCAACGGCCAGATGGATGATCTGGCAAGAGGTATCCTTAATGCATTCGGCATCGCTACGGCATCTCCGGAAAAAGAGGATTCTGACGGCAAGGTAACATCTGGTGGAACATCTCAGGACTCCGTACAGCATTACGGTAAGGTATCCTACCAGTCACATATCCGTGATATCGGATGGGCGTGCTGGCAGTCTGATGGTCGTATGTCTGGAACTACTGGACAGAACCGGAGAATCGAAGCGTTCCGCCTTGCGCCGGTTGGAGAAACAGACGTGGTAGTGCATATCAAGGATGTAGGCGATAAGGAATACAAGAATATCTCCAAAGACACTATCCTTGGTACTACAGGTCAGAATAAACGTATTGAAGCGATCAAGATTACCGGAAAAGATACGCCATATATTTACAGAGTCCATCAGAAAAACATCGGATGGACAGATTGGACATTCAACGGAAACTGGGCTGGAACAAAAGGAAAAGGATTGCAAATTGAAGCGATTGAGATCATGGCTGCTAAATTCCTTGTCAATCCACACGTCCAGAACAGAGGCTGGTTAGGAGAGAGAGCTTGCGAGAATATCATTGGTATTACAGGACATAACCTTAGATTAGAAGCATTTAAGATTGATCCGCTTAATATGACAATTAAAGCAAAAGCTCACATTCAGGGAATTGGTTGGAAAGATTATGGTCAAATTGACAAAAATACTGTAATCGGAACTGTAGGGGAAAATAAAAGAATTGAATGTTTGTGTTTTGAAGGAGATTTCGAATACAGAGTTCATGTTCAGAATTCCGGTTGGACAGACTGGACGAAAGCTGACGGCGTATCTACACTAGGTACAGTCGGACAGGAACTTAGAATTGAAGCTATTCAGTTTAAAAATTAAATTCAATAAATAAATCAGCCAAATTTTTTGGCTGATTTTTTTATACATAAAAAAGCATTCTCACGCGTTAGATGGGAAAAAGTATAAATCCAAGCTGATAGAACAGCGAAAACAAATGTAGATACGGAGGTAATAACTATGACAAGAGAAGAAGCAAAACAGAACTTAATCGCGTTAGGAATTGAGGAACCGACAGATGCCCAAGTTACGAATTACTTAAATCAGTTTCACAGTAACAGACCGGCTCCGGCACCGAACCCAAATCCAGCACCAAAGCCGGAACATCAGCCACAGCCTACACCGGCACCAGTTCCAAATCAACAGCCGAACCCAAATACGTCACCACAGAACGATGACGAGATTGAGAAGCTTAGAAAACAGATTGATTCATTGCAGAAAGAGAATATCAAAAAAGACATTCGGGCATATGCAGCTGAAAAAGGTCTGACAGGCGAACAGGCAGATACGGTTCTTGCTGGATTTCAGGACAATCTGGAGATTGCAAAAGCAGCAATCGATTCAATGTCACAGATTATCGCCGAAAAAGAAACAAAGGCAGCACAAGCCAAGGAACAGGAAATCGCAGATGGTTCCATTAATCCTGGTGGAAATGCCGGAAGAAAAAAAGATGAAGAAAAGCCGGAAGATGTAGCAAATGCGGAACAAATCGTATTTGGAAATAAGGATAGCAATCAGGCAACAAGAGATTACTACCTGATGAAGTAAATTTGGAGGTAAAAAAATGGGAAAACCAATTGTAAGAGATTTTACGCAGAGTAAAGGTATTTTGAAGTTTTTTCCTTATGAAGGAGCAGCTTGCGTGGTAACACAGGCGAGCGTAACAGTAGCTGATGAAAACGGTATGAAAATTGCAAAGGCTGGCACACCGTATCCGTCAAACGATGCGTCATGTCTTGGATATCTTCTTGAAGACGTTGACGTAACACAGGGAGATGCACCTGGAACATACGTATATCAAGGAACTATTGATTGGGAAAAAGTTAAATCACTTTCTCCACAGATTTCAGATGCAGCTAGAAAAGCAACACCAAGAGTTACGTTTTACGGTGCACCAGCAATTACAGAGTAATTAAGGAGGTATATTAGAGATGGCATTACCATTAGCGAAAGCGTTTACAGCAAGAAGTCTTGGAGTTATGTGGGATAACTACAAAGCATCACTTGCACTTCCACCGTATCTTGGAAGACAGAAATTCGGAACCACAAAACAGGATTCACTTGAAATCAGATACATTGTCGGCGAAAATTCACAGCCGGTAGCACTGAAAGCTTCAAATTTCGACGCACAGGCTCCGTTAAGAGATGTTGGAGGATTCCAGGACATTCAGAACGAGATGCCGTTCTACAGAGAGTCCTACATGGTCACAGAGAAAGAAGAACAGCAATATGCAGATTATGCTTCAGCTGAAAATTCTTCTCTTGCAAACCAAGTTCTCAGACAAATCAGTCACCGGCAGACGGTGTACCGAAAGTTACCGTAAATATTGAGGGTAAAAAGTATGTGGTTGATTACACAACTGACAATGGAACAGTGCACAAAAAAGACCACTATATTGAAATTTCTGGAACATCTGACAAATGGGATGCCCCGGAGACAGCAACACCGCTTGATGACCTTATCAAAACAAGACGTGATTTCGCCAAGAAAACAGGATACTCTCTGACAAGATTTTCGATGAACACAGAGACTTTTGAAATGCTTCTCAATGCGGAGGATACAAAGAAACAGGTTCTTGGAATTACAGCATACAACGGCGGTATCAGAGTAAGACAGGAAGATGTACTTGCGTACCTGAGAGGATACGGAATCGAAATCGAAGTTTACGACAAGATGTATGTTGACGAATCCGGAGTAACTCAGTACTTTATTCCGAAAAACATCATATCTTGCCAATCAGCAGGAGTATACCTTGGTGACTATGTTTTCGGTAGAACACCAGAAGAGAGAAGTGGAAGTCTCGCAAACGGAAACCTTTCTATCGTTGAAACAGGTATTGCTGTTTATACTTATGCTACAGAGCACCCGATCAATACACACTGCGTTGTGTCAATGATTGGCCTTCCGTCATTTGAGGGAATGAACAGCGTTGTTGTTATGAAAGTAGCGTAAGGCGGTGGTTGTATGATTGCAACAAATGTAATCAAAATCGATGGAAAATGGTATAAAGCTGGCGAAGTAATCCCGGAAAAAATTCCGGGAAAATCTTCGTTTGAATTTAATTATACCAAGACAGATATTAACAGAATGAGCGTACAAGACTTACGTTCGTTAGCGACTGGTCATGGTATGAGCAATGTTGATTCGATGACTGGCGGAGAATTAAAGGAATATTTTATTTCGAAATTCAATTTGTAAAGGAGAACAGTTATGGCAGTGGCAGATTCAATCAGGGAAAAGGTAACTGAATATTTCAATGACATTCCAGAGCTGAAAGGTCAGGAGCCATCAAAACTCTTGATTGATTTTGTTATTGAAAAATATAAGCAACAAAGGAATTTTCCTAGCAATTTTACTGAAAATCAGATTGAAGATGATATTCAAAGACATATAAGTACTATTGCTATGGCAGTCGTTGATCTGAAAGCGAAAGAAGGAGCTGAGGGAGAATCATCTCACAGTGAAAATTCTACAAGCAGATCATACGAAAATGCTTATATATCCAGTTCGATATTTAATGACGTACTTCCGTATGTTCATTTTTTGTAGAAGATTGTGCGTGACCATTTTACTGATGTCAGCAATATGGTTGCAGGGGATTCGTCGGTTTGGTGGTGGGAGTGACGAAAAATAATCGAATACGGAGCAACAAAAGATGCGTGAAGTGATAACACAAACATATTTCATTGCCCTTCCTATTTTGCTTGGATACATGGTTTGGCTACTGCAAGAACAGAAAAAAAAGCAAACACGATACGTAAAGGAACGTGATGAGCGAATTGCAGAAGAACGAGCCATGAGGAAAGCTAACAGTAAGGGAACTATGCTTTTACTTCGTGTACAGCTAATTGAGTATCATAGCAAATACACGCAACTTGGTAATATACCTTCCTACGCATATGAAAACTTTTGCGAAATGTACAAAGCTTATCATGATTTAGGAGGGAATGGAATGATTACCAAGATGAAGCATGAGATTGATGAACTTCATATCAAAAAGAACGTAGATGGAGGTGAACAATAATGGATATTTCTACAATGGGAACGGTACTTGCTATCGTTGTGATTACTTATCTCGTAGGACTTGGTGCAAAACTTTGTCCTAAAATTAAGGATAATAGTATTCCAGTTATCGTAGGTGCTGCCGGTGGAATCCTTGGAGTTGTTGGAATGTATGTAATTCCAGATTTTCCAGCAGAAGATGTTCTTAATGCAATCGCAGTAGGAATTGTATCTGGTCTTGCAAGTACTGGCGTAGATCAGGTTAGAAAGCAAGCAAAGAAGGTTGATACCGATGCGAACACTGGACAGAAATAAACAGAAAATGCTGTATTCTTTGCAGACTGGGCGAAATACGCCTATTTATGAAAAAGACGAGCAAGGAAACACTAAATACATTACCGTTGATGGAAAAGAAGTACCAGTGGAATCCGGCGAATACGAACCGGAATATACGGAACCGACAGAATTCATGGCAAACATAAATTCTACCTTGACTGAAGCTTTTATAAGAGTTTTTGGTGTAGAGGATTCAGCGGACAAAGCCACTATTGTTTGTTCAAAAGGGGCATTGCCATTTGCCGTAGGGACTCGTATTTGGCGAAAATCAGCCGTTAAATACAAAGACACGGCAAACAATTTAAACGTAGATGCCAACACGGCAGATTACGAGGTTATGGCTACTAATGATGAACCATTGAATGAGGATGCATTTCTGCTTAAGAAGATAAGCAAAGAGGTGTAAAGATGGGAAAGGTAATAAAAGCAAATTTGTCAGTAAAAAGCATTACAGATGCGATTGAACAGATTAGGAAGTATCAAGAAGAACTTGATTCGAAAGTGAAAGAGTTTACGAAACGTCTTGCAGAAGAAGGAGTACAGATTGCAAAAGCGAATGTTGTTGACCTTGATGCAGTATTTACGAGTGAACTTCTTGGAAGTATATCAAGTGAAGAAAGACCTTCTGGTAAAAATACATCTGTTTACGTTGTTAAGGCAGATTCAAACCATGCGATATATGTAGAAATCGGGACGGGTATGGTTGGTGCATCATCACCATATCCAGGGAAATTACCTGTCGTGTATGCGCAAGGAAAAAAATTTATTACGCTTAAGGAATCATTTGGAAAGTATCCAGCTGGTACATATGGATGGTTTTATTATAAAAACGGTCAATTTTTCTTTACCGAAGGTATGCCGTCAAGACCATTTATGTACAATACAGGAGTTGAATTGAGGGAGAAAATCGGAATCATTGCGAAGGAGGTGTTTGGAAATGGATAATTCATGGGTATTTGACTTAGAAACAAATCTGTTTTCTATTGTAAAAAATAAAGTACTCAATAAATTGAATAAGAAGTTTCCAACCATTCACTTTACATTGACTGATGAACCAAAAGATGCGACCACAAAATACCCAACTGTATACATGCACGAAATGTCAGGATCAGAAAAAGCAAGAACTACCGAGGGACATACAATCAACGGAATTCAATATTCAATGCAGATTGAAGTAACAACAAACAAATCCCAAAAAGAAGCCAAAGCGGTACTAAAAGAGATTGCATTTGTTTTTAAAGACATGGGGTTTGAAATACAATCATTTCCGGAAGCTAACAATGGTAGCGGAAATTACAGAAGCGTAATGAGAGTGAGACGCACTCTTGGAAATGATGACACACTATAGGAGAGCTGTAAGGCTCTTTTTTTTGTTGCCTAAAAAGGCAGAAAGGTAGGTATAAAACATGGCTTCAACCAGTTACAAAGCAAGAGTTATTGTAAAAGAAATCGCAGATGTAACAGATTTATCAAAAGTTGATTTTGCCGGAACATACAAATTACTCTGTAAAGCGAAGAGTATTCCGGCACCAGTATCAGCTCCGAACACTGTAGAATCTACAACTCTTGAGGACGATGCACAGACATTCGAAAAAGGTATTAAGACAACAGATTCGAAAGAATTTACCGGAAACCTTGAAAAAGAGTATCTGGATAATATTGGGACAATGGAAGACAAACGTGTATGCATATTCCATCTGTACGGAACAGACGGTATTGGTTCCGTGGCTAAATATGCTTACGTGGCACAGGTATCTGCTACACCTTCAGATGTTGGCGGAGTAGATGAAATTGTTGAAATGTCAGTAACTGCTATTCCAAACACAGTGGCTAAAAAAGTAACCGATGAATACACCATCGTAGATAATAACGACGGAACATTTACTGTATCAAAGGGGTAACACGTTCTGAGCAAGAAATGTCGGTGGACGCTCAGAACAGTTATTATTACACCGACGAAACGACAATTTAATCAACAAAACGGAACGGGGTGGCCTTCGGGCTGCCCCTTCCCTATAAAAGAAAGGGAAGGTAAGGATTTATGGATACATTTAAAATTAACGAAACTACATGCGTTGCAAAAGATTTTGGATTTAACACGGTATGTGATCTTGAAAAAAGAGGAGTAACTATGGATGACTATTCAGAAACTCCGATGTCATTTTTGAGAGCATATGTCGGAATTTGCATGGGAGTAAGCAATGAAGTGGCCGGAAAGGAATTTGAGCAGCATCTTATCAAAGGTGGCCAGTTTGATAAGGCATTTGAAGTTCTGAAGAAGAAAATGGAAGAATCTGATTTTTTTCGTGCTCTCCAACAGAATGCAGAAAAGGAAATTGCTCAGGTTCAGGAACAAACAGTGCCGGTTACACCAGTAGCACCGGTTCAGACGGCACCTGTGCAGACAATGTAAAAAAATACAAATCCCAAAGAGAATTTTTTGAAAACGAGTGGTTCCCGGCAGCAAGTGTGCTTGGAATCACTTGGAATGAGTTCTGGAATATGAATCCACATATCATAAAAGTCATTGCGAAAGCAGATAAGGAAAGAATTAAAAGGGAAGACTATATTAACTGGATATCAGGCCAATACACGTTTTCAGCAATAGTTACTGCGATAGACAATGTTCTAAAAGGTAAAGCTAAGTATATTGAAAAGCCTATTCTTTGGCAAATCATCGAAGATTCAGAACTGACTGAAGAAGAACGAGAGAGAAGAGATATGCTTGCGGAAATCAGGGCTATGGATAAGTGGATTGAAAATGACAGAAAACTTGGACTTCCGGAGACAAGCATGTAGTAGAGCAAAGAGGAGGTGAAGTTGTGGGTACAGAAGTTGATTCAATTGAGTTACAAATAGAAACATCTGCTAAACAAGCGAACCGTTCTCTTACCGGAATGCAAGACAGACTGAAAAAAATAGCCAGTACGCTTTCTGAAATTGGCTCATTAACTCCAAAATTAAACAATATTGGTGGAGTTGATATCAGTGGTCTTAAATCTTCTCAGAAATATCTCGACGGTATTGTAAACAAACAAAAGAAGCTTGGTTCTGCAACTACCAAGCTGAAAGTTGATACTTCCGAGATTAAAAAAGCAGACCAAGGCTTTAGCGCATTGATGAGAAAATACAAGGATTCTAAGCTTAGAATTAACTTTGAAGCTATGAACGAAAAACAGCTTAATCGTGCAATTTCTAAGCTTGAATCTGGCTTGAATAGGTATAAGCAAAATGTTTTCGACACTGCCGAACAGACAGGAAGTGCAATAAATCAGGGAAAAATGTGGGAAAAGAACATCAAAAGTATGTTCCAGTATAAAAACTCGTTGGCAGAAGCGATGAAAGCAAAAGAGGCTTTTAATACTGTAAAGCTTAACCCTGATTTAACTGTAACAAGAAATGGAGAAACACCGTATAGACTTTCTGATGGAGTGAAGGTACCAGAAGCAAATGAAGGGCTGTCTGAGAGTGCGGAAGTTTCAAGTGGATCTATTGAAAAAGAAGCAAGAAACTTGAACGAAATAAGTAGGCAAGCGGAAAAAGCATCGGCTTCGTTGAAAAAAGTTACAGATTCAAACAATACAGGTTTTTTCACAAAGTTTAAAAGCGGAATAAGTTCAGTTGCGGATTCAATACGTTCTTTTCCGTATAATCTTATGGAAAAACTTCGTTTGGACGATAGTTCATTAGGAGGTATGGAAAAGAAAGCTGTAGCGTTAAAAACAGCATTTCAAGCCATTTCTCCTGTTGCTGGAAAAGTATTTCAAACAATTTCGTTTGCTACTAAAAAAGCAGGAGCTGGAATGTGGAACTTTGCGAAAAGTGTAGCTTCAATAAAAAAATCACCACTAAAAATCTTAAAATCTCTTGCATCTTCCTTAAGGGGAGTGAAAGATGAATCTGGAAACGCAAGAATGTCGTTGTTAAAAATGATTGGTTCATCTATTCTCTTTTCAACTATCTTTGGTGCAATCAGTAATATCAAACAAGCTGTGAAAGAGGGTTCAGACAACCTTGTTCAGTACAGCTCTGAATACAATAATAGTATTTCCGGAATGGTTTCATCACTTCTATATTTGAAAAACGCTTGGGCTGTTGCATTTGCCCCGATTGTTAATGCGGTTGGACCGTATATTTCAGCGTTTATTGATATGATGGCGAGGGCTTTAAATGCAGTTGGTCAGTTTATTGCAGCTCTTACAGGGAAAGGGACCGTTGTACAAGCAAAAAAGGCATGGAAAGATTACGGCAAAACTATTAGTGACACTGGATCGAGCGCAAAAAAAGCTGGAAGTGATGCAAAAAAAGCTGCAAAAGACTTTCAAACATATACACTTGGAATTGATGAACTTAATATTCAACAAAAGACAACAGATTCAAATTCTGATTCTGATAGTGGTGGTGGAAGTGGTGGAAGCTATACTGGACCATCTCCGTCAGAAATGTTTGAAACGACTTCGATTGACAAAGGAATATCTGACTTTGCAGAAAAAATCAGGGAAGCAATCGAAAATGCTGATTGGAAATCTTTAGGAACATTATTAGGAGAAAAAGTTAACCAGATAACGGATTCAGTTGATTGGTCTGGAATGGGGAAAAAAGTTGGTTTTGGACTTAACGGGTTTGTACAAACAATATACTACACTTTAAAGACGATTGATTTTGTTGGACTTGGTAATGATTTAGCAAACTTTATAAATTCCAGTCTGGAACAGATTGATTTTAATACCTATGGAAGATTGCTAGTAAGGAACATTACGGCCTTATTTGATTTTCTAATAGGTTTTTTGGGAAACTTAGACTGGAAATTGGTCACAAAAAGTATCAGTGACTATCTTATAGGGTCGTTTGAAGAAGCTCAAGAGTGGATTGCGGGAATAGATTGGTCTGAAATGGCGAAAGGGTTGTGGCAGAACTTAAAAGATGCTATTTCTGGCATTGACTTTGCTGGAATTGCAAGTAGTTTCTTTAGTCTGCTTGGTACTGCATTGGGAGCAGCAGCTTCTTTTGTGTTCACGCTTATGTATGAAATCGGAAAAGACATCTGGAACGGTGGTCTTGATGGAATCCTGTCGGCTATTAAAGGAATTGGAAGTTGGATAAAAAACAATATTTTTGATCCATTTATTAATGGTTTTAAAGATGTGTTTGGCATTCATTCCCCATCAACTGTAATGGCTGGAATGGGTGTTTATTTAATACAAGGACTGATAAACGGCGCAGCGTCCTTGATCGGAAATGTAGTTAAAAAATTCCAAGAAATCTATGGAAAGATTACCAGTATTTTTGAAAAGAATAAAATTACAAGATTTTTCAAAGACGGATTCCAGAGTGCTTATAATGCTGTAACAAGCATTTGGCAAGGAATAAGCGGTTTCTTCAAAGATATAGCGAACAAAATCATTTCTCCGATTGGTGATGCCGTGAATGGAATCATTAATGGCATTAACTGGGTTCTTGAGAAACTTAATTCCGGAACAAGATTGAAGAAATGGGACGTTCCTAAGTTTGCATCTGGTACAAACGGCGTGGGGAAAGACACAATCGGAATGGTAAACGATCAACCGGGTGGTACATACAAAGAAATGATTGTTCCTCCAAACGGGAAACCTTTTATTCCGAAAGGAAGAAATGTTGTAATTCCGCTTGAAAAGGGAACAAAAATCATGCCGGCAAACCAGACAGAGGCACTTATGGGCGGTATGGGTGTTACTCATTATGCGAATGGTATTGGAGACTTCTTTGGTGGCGTATGGGAAAAGGCAAAAGATATTGCTGGTACTGTTGCTGACTATGTTGAACATCCGGGCAAATTACTACAGATAGCATTAAATAAGTTTGTAGACATTTCAAATCTACTTTCTCCTGTATCGGATATTGCGGGTGGAATTGTAAAAACAATTTTTAAATCAGCAAAAGACTTTATTGCAAACATGTTTAGTAGTAGCGAGGTATCCGGAAACGTAGCTTATAACGTATCAGCCGGAGTAGAGCAATGGAGAGCACTTGCTAAAAAGGCTCTTAAGCTGACGAATCAGTATTCGGAAGCTAATTTGAATGCTCTTCTTATGCAAATGCAACATGAATCTGGAGGTAATCCGAACGCTATTAACTTGTGGGACAGCAATGCGAAAGCCGGAATTCCGTCAAAAGGGCTTATGCAGGTAATTGACCCTACATTCAGAAGCAATGCATTACCTGGATACAATACGAATATCTACGATCCACTGTCAAATATGATAGCTGCTATTAGATATACGGTTGGAAGATACGGAAGTCTTAATGCCGGATGGACAGCCAGAGGATATAAAGGATATAAGTATGGTGTTGGTCGTATTGGACTATCAGACATTCTCCCTAAGTATACTGGTGGAGGAGTCGTGGAAGATGGAGTATTCATGGCAAATCATGAAGAAATGGTAGGAAAATTCTCTAACGGTCGTACAGCGGTAGCAAACAACAATCAGATTGTTGACGGAATTTCAAAAGGTGTATATGAAGCCATGCTTAAAGCGCAGTCTGAGAACACAAGAGAAACGGACTTATTACGAGAACTTATTGAAGCTGTAAAACGTGGAAGTAGGATAGTCATTGACGGACGTGAACTTGTAAACGTTTATGATAAAAGAAAAAACAGAAACGGACATTCATTTACATAGCGTGGTGGCTTAATTGCTACCACACTATTTTTTTAGGAGGAATTTGAGATATGGCTATGTCGGCATTCTTAAATGTGAACGGATACGACTTCCCGGCTCCGAGAAGAGGGTTCTCGTGGACAATAGCAACAACTGTAGATGGTGGAAGAAATGTCAATAACGCAGCTGTCGGACAAAGAGTTGGAAGGGATTTATACAAGCTTGACAATCTGGAATGGGTAGGCATATCTCCAGAAACAAGGCGTATGATGCTAAATGCTCTGAAACCGTTCTATGTGCCTGTTACTTTCGAGGATATGGCGAATCCTGGAAAGATAATAACAGTAACAATGTACCCTGGAGACAGAAGCGGTCAACCTCTTTTTGTAAATGCATTAACACATATGGTTGAACAGGATCAAGTATTGAAATTCAACTTAATTGATGCCGGATGGGAGTGATAGTAGATGCAAAAGGCAAGTGACAAATATATAGAGTCTATGAAACTTCCATTCCGTAACAGGTCGTATATTCGTGGTTCGATTGGTATTATTAATTCAGAAGCGCAAAAGACAGCGAAGTTTAGTGATGATACAGAGTTCACCGCTTTTTCAAATGGAAATGATGTGTTCACAAAAAGAGCAGCAAAAGCAATCTACGCAACAGCGGAACAGGATTTTTCCAAAGTTGACGGCAGTATGTATTTTTGCCCTACTTCGGGCGCAGCTACGTACATGGCGTCAGGTGTTGTAACCAAAGATATTAAACAGGCGGTCAAAATAACATTTGGCGGTGCCAGTTTTGATATTAGAGGACTTACGATTGACTTCGGAGATAATTACCCTACAAAGTTCAATATCACTTGTGGAAGCGTGAATAAGGACTATTCAAACACATCATCCACCTTTGTTACGGAAGATGTATTTGAAAATGTAAGCGAGATTACGATTACTCCGATAACTATGAAATGTGGCGAAAACAGATTGCGTATCTATGCGCTTTACTTTGGGGTTGTTAAGTACTTCGATAACTCGAATACCTTATCTTGCTCAATTACTGATGTTGTATCGCCTATTTCCGAAACACTTCCGAGCAGAGATGTATCGCTTTCACTAGATAACCAAGATGATTACTTCGATGCGGAAAACATTAAAAGCGCAAGTGGATTCTTGAAAGTAGGACAAGAGTTAAAAATCGAGTTTGGATATGACATTGACGGAAACGGTAATATTGAATGGCTTCCGGAGATAGTATCTTATCTGGATTCATGGAATTCAAACGACATATCTGTTGAATTTAAAGCCACGGACTATATCAGTTCACAGTCTAATAAATACTACCGTGGAGTATATGTAATGAATGGTATTTCTCTTTACGAGCTTGCTGTAGATGTTTTGGAAGATGCCGGAATAAGTAATGATAGGTACGTTTTGGATGACTACTTAAAGAACGTTAAGGTCAAAAACCCAATTCCGGTTGTAAGGCACACGGAAGCATTGCAGATCATTGCAAATGCCGGAAGATGTGCTATTTTTGAGGACAGGAAAGGAAAAATAAACATCGTCCCGGCGTTTATTCCAAAGAAATCAATCTCGACAAATGGAGAGACTAGCTACAGTAAATCTTACAACATTCTGACAAATGATAAGAAAGATGCCTATGCGATCGCCAGTTATAATTTTTCGAGTGTTGATGGCACGTTGCTGTTTTTAGACCCGAATGATGTTAAAAATACAGGGTACATAAGTAGGGAAGTTTCTACGGGAGCTAATGAATTCATTCTCGGGAACCCAATTATTACTTTTACTTCGGAAGCAGAGTTTCGTGCATACAACCTTTATATGCAATTTAGAGGTATATCTCCGGAACAGTTCGTGATAAGAACATATCTAAAGGGTAAGTTGCAAGAAACCATCACAAAGGACCTTTTCGAAGAGAAAACAAGGGTTTATGAAAAACTTAAAACTACTATGTTTAAAAAACTAGACCCTAGTACTGGTAAGTTTTTATCAACTAATTTTTCGCTAGCTGGCACATATTATGCTTCGGATTACATTGAAATAACAGATGATGTTATATCCATTCGCTTTCAAAATGATGGAACTAGTTATTTCAATTTTTGCATATATGATGCTGATAAAAACCGGCTGGAAGGAGCTGGTGGAGTAGAGAATACACTTTTTACTCCGACAGAGAAAAGTAAGTATTTTGCGATTTCCTACTGGGTAGATAGTGGAAGGTCTGACTATCCGAAAATTACGGAGACATACAAGGCACCTTTCAGTGGTGGTTCGTACAAACTGGAAAAAGACTTCGGATACATCGATAAAGCAGAGATCGAATTTACGAAAGGTGCAAAAAATGCGAGAGTTGCGGTTGATTATCTTATGATTGGTGACCCGGCAAACTACACAATTCGCAGAAATGATTTAAGCGATTATCCAGAGTGTACGCTTGAAAACAGAGCACACAAAGTCGCTCTTGTGAAAACTGTCTATTCTGAAACTTCCGAAGAAAGTAAGGAAATCGCGAGCGAAAACGTTACGGTTACAGAAAACAATCAAGTCCACGAGATATATTTCAGCAATGCATCTTACGGTCTTAGCGTAGCGACAAATAACACGGCGATTAAGGCTGAAATTGTGGAGTGGGGAAATTTTTACGTGAAAGTAAAATTCACTGGTGTTACCGCAAGTGCAGACGTGACGGTAACGGTTTCTGGAAAAGAATACGTTGTAACGCAAAAAACAGATATGGCAAATACGAGTGAAAAATATCAAGAATGGGAAAACCCTTTAATCAGTGAAGATTCTCCGGAATTGGAAAAATGGATTGAGGACTATTATTCAAGCGTGATTGATTACTCTTTGGAATGGCGTGGAGACCCTAGAGTTGATGCAAATGACGCGTTTTATCTTGAAAAGAAAAACGGAAGAACAGCACTTATTCAGGTTTACGAAAACGAAATTGAGTTTAACGGAAGATTCAGTGGGAAAATTAAAGCAAGGCAGGTGGATATGTAATGGCATGGAGTACACCAAAAACAAATTGGAAGCTCTATTCAAAATTTAATATTGAGGACTTCAACAGAATTAAAAACAATATTGCGTATTTACATGAAATTGCTGTGGCTACGCTTGGAGGATTCGATATCGAAGACATGGGTTCTGATATGGACAATTATGCTAGCTATTGGAATGTAGATCATTTTAATGCGATTGAACATAATTTGCTTTCGATTGCGAATAAAGTTTCCACTAAAGATTATGGTCCGTATCAAACATTCTACGCGAATGGCATCTTCATCGGTTATCAAGAACTGAACAGGATAGAAAAAGCCTGTGCGGAACTAAAGACAATGATTGAAGATCAGGCAAATATGGTGCGCAGAATTCCATTCAAACTTGGAAGATATAAGGAGGAGAGGTTCTAATGGCTTCAAAAGCAACTTTAAAAACAAACTACAAAAACGATGCATACTCTGGAAATCGAAAATTCAAAATGACAAACAATAGTGACGGAACAGTTTCCTTTGAAGACGTTACTCCGTACACGCAGACTGGTGATAATTTTGGCGCAGCTGAACTTAATTCGTTCGCTACTGCTATCAACGAAAGTGCAGATAAGAACGACTTAATGAATAATTTAGCTGACATAAATTCGAATCAAGGCGTAAGTAAATTTGTTGGAGCACTTGCCATAAAAACACTTATGTCAAAACTTAGTCTTCCGTTTGCTGAATCAGACACGGTCGGTGGCGTAACGTGGGAAGCGTCACATATAACCAGTTTCGTAGAAGGCATTAACTATGCCTTTATTGTTACTGTATCTGCGACTTTAGATTCTAATAATAGCAAACAGGAGATAACTTGCAAACTTAATGACGTTATCATTGGACAGGACGGAAACAACGATAAAATATCTTCTGTTTTTATGGGAGTATGCAGTTCTGGTGATACGATTGCTGTTTCCGGTTACAAAAACTCTGGTTCATGGACAAACTTTAAGTCAAGAGTATTATGTTTCCCAGTTGCCATTAGGGGGTAAAAAATTATGAAAAAGAAAACAAGAAAAAGAATTTTAGCTTTAGCGTGCGTACTTGCGTTATCACTCACAAGTGTAACTCCAGTTATGGCTTGTACGCCACCACTTAAACCACCGTCTGTCGAAATCCCAGATATCAACTTTGAGCCAGATGACGCCTTGAAAGAAGCAATAAACAATGCCGCGAAAAACTGGGTTGAGAAGTGCATCCTTGGTACTCCGACAGTGGAATATGCATCGTATTACAAGAGCGCATCAAGGTATTTTAATTATGCTTATGTGGCAGTCAAGTGGTCAGAGGTCGAAAATGCAACGTCTTACAAAGTGCGTATCACAAAAGCTGATGGAACATGGAAAGAATACGATACGACCTATACAGCATTTTACTCTACCAATTACACTGATGATTTTATTGCTGATGGGATGGACGGAGCTACAGTAAGCGTCAAAGCTTATGGCGATAATGATACATTCGGCTGTTGGTCAGACGATGTTGCAGTAACAAAATACGGCTTTTAAATAAAAAATCCCAGTCCGGCAAACGGGCTGGGTATATTATCTTCGCAATACAGCGATCACGATTCCGAATACTATCCAATTCTTTATGTCGGAATAATTTTTTGTATCAATTTCTATGATATCCCCATATCCGTTTATAGGTTTCATTTTTCACGTTCCTCCTTGTCTCATTCGTCTTATATAACATTTCCCAGACTGTTTATTGATAAGAATGCATGTATCACCGTCTCTTGGCGGTTTCTTTGACACACAAACAATATCGCCTTTTACATAAACAGGGGTTAAATGATTTGAATTTATCCTTATTCCACAGTGCAATTTTTTTCCGTATTTCTTAATATATTCAGGGCAGTATATTCGCTGTTCATTTGAACTATCAAGTATCATGCCATCTTTCATGTCACCAGTAAGCACCAAAACATCTAGCATATTATCCGATTCTTTTTCATCAGCTTTCATTTCAAGTTCAAAATCAATTTTTCCACTAATATAAGCTTTTTGACGTTCAGTTAATAGCCTGTATTTTTTCAATATTTCCAATTCCATACTATCCAATTCCAGTAATTCAAACAATAATCTACCAGTAAGACTGTATATCTTTGGCACGAGTGTAATGTCTACAGAGCTTGTCCGACGAGAGATTATGTTTTTGTACGTTGAAGACGAAATGTTTAAAAGCTTGGCGAATTCTTGTTGTGAATATCCTAACTTAATTCGTTCAATTTCGATATTTTTCGCAAAATTATCTAATAAATCAAGATTTGTCATACAATTGCCCCCTGTCTTTGGTTAGAATATTGACCTTAATTATTAAATTAAATAAAATCAAGTTGCTAAAATTAGATAAGTAAATGCACCACCTTTATAGTATTATTGAATAAAGAAATTTTATAACAGTATTAAAAACTTGTCAATACTTACCAAAGGAGGAATTTTCGTGACGGTAAAAGAAATCAATCAGAAAAGCAACGACAGATGGAGAAAAATGTACTTATCAGAAATCAAGAGGATGTTATTAAAAGTTAACGATGTAAAAACGATGCACTTCATTTATGTAATAATAAAAGATGCGCTTGAAGATTTAGATGGTTGAGAAACAAAACGTGTGTTATGCAATTTAAACCATCACAGCATTGGGACTGGAGGGATTCATTTGAACGAAAAAGATCAGCAAAAATATTACAGGAATCGAATTATTGAAGCGGTAAACGCAATGACAAGCGAAAAATATTTAAAAATGTTATTTTATTTTGCCAAAGCGTGTTATAGAGAAGAAAAGGAAAGGGAGGCTTAATGTCTCCCTTTCTTTTTTAATTGCCTGAAACGAAAGTATTGAAAAACTCGCAAAAAACTTTCTTTTTTTCTGTGCTCATATGATAATAATCAATTATAATTTTCTGAAATTGTTCATCATCTGTGCCTAATTTTGCGACGATCTCGAGAAATTCTTCCGACGGTTCCTTAAATGTTTTGTCGTCAATCAAGTCTGATTTTAAAACCTTAAAGTAATCAGCTATTGCCTGTACCTTTCCCATCTTCGGCATTATCTTTCCTGTGCACCAAGTGTTAAATGTTGTTTGTGGGAATCCTAACTCTTCAGCAACTTCCTTTTGTTGCTTTCCACTATTGGAAATGTAGTAGTTCAGGTTCTTTGCGAAGATTTTTCTCTGTTCTTCATCGGTCATGTTAACACCTCCTTTCTACGTTCATTATAATATCACAGAATCCTAAAAAATTCAATAAGAATCCTAAAAAATTAAATCACTGTATTGACAATACGAAAATATAGGATTATAATACAGGCATAAGTTAAAGAAAGGAGGAAAGCAAATGATAGAGACATATAAGATTCCGAGGATTTCTATAGCTGCGTGTAGAGTTAATGCGAGGCTGAAACAAAGGGAATTTGCCGAGAAAGTAGGCGTTTCCCCGGCAACTGTAACTAACTGGGAGTTAGGTAAAACAGAGCCAGACTTAAGTCAGTTAAGAATCATCAGCGAACTTTCTGGCATTCCTATGGACTTTATTTTTGTGGATAGAGAATCCTAAAATATAGGATTTAAAGCTACAAATAGTTTTATAATCAACAAGGAGGTGACAAAAATGAAACATGAAGTCCAAAAAATCGAAATCAAGCCTAGAAAAGAAGGAGAAGCAATATCGAATGTGCACTTGTTTATTAACGGAACAGAAATACGCAACATAAGAAAGCTTGAGTTTAAAACAGAGCCTAATTCAGTTCCGACATTAACCGTAGACTTAAATGCATTTGATATTTCGATTGACTCAAAATGTTTGATGTATCAGGAAGGAGTTGGAGCTATTAACTTTATTGAACCTGCGCAATAAGAGACCAAAGTATAAGAAAGGAGAGAGAATGAAAAAGAACGTAATCGTAATAACAGGTCACGAACTTACACCAGAAGAAAGGAAAAATTATTCTAAAGACCATCCTGGCAGTAGATTATGTTTCAGATTAAGATTTCCAAACTTCCCGTTGTATGTTCAGTCTATCGTATTAGTGATTGAAATTATCCTAATAATTCATAAATGTATGGCAGTATGATTGCGTAATTCAGAAAGGAGTGACAAAAATGTATGAAATTTTAAAAGAGTTGAGAGAAATAAAGAATCTGCTCCGTAAGATTGCGGAAAATACAGAGCAGATTCATTGTATCACTTTGGAAAACGAAAATAAAACTTCTAAAAAAAAGAAATTTAATTTTCGTTAATCCATATAAGCGACAAGTAGAAAGAAAGGAGTGAAAAGATGGCTAAGGTAAAGAACAAAAAATCTGGAAAAGAAATTAAAAGATTCTTGTTAACAGACAAATATGGAAATTCAAGAATTGCCGTGAAAGATGAGAATGACAGGTACTTAAAACTAGAATATTTCATTGAGCATATTGGTTTTGACATCATTGAAGGATATGCAGATGTAGTAAATGGCGATAAGAAAATTAACGAAACTAACTTGGAACTTTCAGTTAAAGTTCTTACCGCCCTTTCATCCGCTTTGAAAGCAGTAAAATGTTAGAAATTGTGCTTCTTAAACGGATGATGAACTGCTTCTACTTTTGCTAAAGAAGGTTCTGCGGATTTAATATTGTCGATGATTTCAGAGTAGTATTGGTCGTACATTTTCTTAAATTCATCGAAAGAACCGGTAAATCCACAACACTTAGCTGTTGCATAGGAAGAAGCAAGTTGTTTGTTATCCATTTTAAATTCACCTCCTTATAAGTTTTATAGGGACATTATAGCACAGAAAGGAGTAGCACAAGTGAACACGTTAAATATTATACCGGTGTGGATTATAAATACACTTTTTTGCATTATGTCATATTGGCATGGAAAAAGTGAATACGGCTGGGGGATTGTAGGATTGCTAATGAATATTATGTTGGGATTTGTCTTCGCTTTTCTTGCAGTAAAAATGCCAATATTTCTGTAACTTCTAAATAATGTTTTTGAACGTTATCGATGTTTGAAGAGGAAGAAAGCAATACTTTATCAAATTCTTTTAGCTTATGCCAATATTCTTTAGGAACATATAAAAACAGTTCGTGATATGCGAGCTCATAATCTTTTGAATATGAACCCATCAAATGAAGTTTACTTGAAACATTTTCAAGAAAGTTTTTAAAAGTTTTTTCCATTTGATGATAAGACTCCAATTCAATAGAATGTTTCAATTCTAATTTTTTGAGTTTGCGTTGGTGAATGTTGCTCATTATAAGAGAAATAGTTGGTGTGATGATAGAGATTGCAAGGGTGATCCATACAGCCGCAGTATTCCAATCATAATTATTTGATTTATAAAACATAATTTATACCTCCTGTTTATCGGATACATAAATTATATCACAGAAAGGAGAAAAGATGAACGAATTAGAACAAACCACAAGTTTTCTCACACCGATAGAAATTGAACTCGGTGTAGATGAAAACGGAATGACAACAGCAAGAAAGCTTTATAGTTTTTTAGAACTGAGAAAAGCTGATTTTGCCAGATGGGCGAAAACGAATATTACAGAGAATGAATTTGCAACAGAAAATGAGGACTATTGGCGACTCTTCATTGATGCGGAGACGCCGACAGGAGGTAAAATTCAACGAGAAGACTTCCGATTAACCGCTCACTTCGCAAAGAAACTTTCCGTAAAAGGAAACGGAGAGAAAGCGGAACAGGCGAGGGAGTATTTTGCGACAGTTGAAGAACGTGTAAAGCAGAAAGCAATCGATCTGTCACAGCTTTCACCGGAATTACAAATGTTTAATAAAATTTTCCAGTCAGTAGCGGAACAGCAGTTGGAACAGAAACGGCAAGCCGAGAAACTTGCGGAAGTCGAGAACAGAGTAGATTCCATAAGAGAAGTAGTTTCACTGAATACAACTTCGTGGAGAGATGATACAGGAAAGATTTTGAAGAAGATCGGATTATCGCTTGGTGGTGGTCAGTCTTACAGCCAGGTAAGAAACGAAAGCTACGAATTACTTCAGAAACGATTCGGAGTAAACCTTGGACAGCGATTGACGAACAAAAGACGAAGGATGGCTGACGAAGGAGTAAGCAAATCAAAGAGAGACAAGCTATCTTATGTTGACATCATTGCAGACGATAAAAAGTTAATCGAGGGATATACAGCTATTGTGAAAGAAATGGCTATCCATTACGGAGTTGCTTAACAAAAAAAGCTCCACACAACAATGTGCAGAGCCTATTGTCAAGTACCTGGATATACTTACTTTTAACATTATAGCACAGAAAGGAGAAAAATGAAACAACCAAAAAAACCGGTTAGGTGGCAAAAGGAATGTATGACGTCGTACAACTTAAATTGCAAGGATTGGTCAGTTGTCAGCGAGTCGGAAAGTTATCTGAAAATTATCAACAAAAAAAGCGGAAAACTGAGATTTCTTGATAAGTACAGGAGAAAAAGCTATGCGGTATAGAGAATATCTTAGGCTGTTGAAAAGAGCCGAACGAATACAGGAAGTTGATGAAAGTCTTGGTGGTATCGCAGCTGCTATAGTACCAATCTTGATGGCTACATTGATGTGTGCAATGTATTTCGCGTTCGGCTACAGATAGGAAGTGAATAATATGAGGACATCCAAATTTGACAGAATAATTGAGGAATTGGAGTCGCTCGAAAGAGTGGATTAAAAATTCGAGTACAACAAATCGCAAGCCATCTCTTACTTGAAAAATTGTGCTGACAGGTTGGACGAGCTTGGAATAAAGACAGTTAAAACGAAAGGTGATTCTAATGGAAATACCTAATTATGATAACTGGAAAACTAGATTACCAGATGAACAGGAACCGTCTGATTATTGTGACATATGCGGAGAACCTGTTTATGAAGGAGAATACATAACAGACATATTGGGCGAAAAATGGTGCGACGAATGTCTGAATGAAAGGTTAAGGAGAATGCTATGAATTTAGAAGGAATTAACGTAACGCTTCCAATTAAATTGCTTTTTGAAATCATGGAGAAAGCAAATGAGACAAATATTATAAGAAAGCAGATGAAAACATATCTGGATAATGAAAGTTTTCCAGATAGAGAAGTAGTTGCAATGATCTGTGGAGTTGATGTGGAGGATAAAAAAGATGGAGAAACGGGTGTTATTTCCAATAAAAGAATGTGAGTTTGAGTATAAGGGGTTCAAATGCGTTGTACTTTTTATGCCATTTGGATACAGGTGCGGTTATGTTGGTATTCCAAAAGAAGAATACAAAATTGAGAATACCGATTATATTGAATGCCACGGAGGTATTACATATTCTGATAATTTTTTACAGTGCTGTGATGATACAGATAAACATTGGATAGGATTTGATTGCGCACATTGCTATGACGGGTTTGATACAGAAACAATGAAGGAATATTATTCCGACTGTGAAGAGATTATGGCTTATTTGAAATTTTATGAAGATGTTAAGCCGAGTACTTTCTGGACAAAAAGACAATGCAAAAACGAGTGTATGAGAATAGTAAACCAGATTAGGAGGATATAATGCAGACAGGAATAGTAATGCCACAAAGCGAATACAGAGCACATTCTGGTTTGTCGTCTACTGATATCAAGAGGATGGCACAGAGCATGGCTCATTACAAATATTTTCATGACAATCCAGAAAATAAGGATACTCCGGCTCTACAGTTTGGACGAGCATACCACAAGTATTGTTTAGAACCATATGATTTCTACAACGAATTTGCGGTAGCTCCAAATGTAAACAGGCGTACAAAAGCCGGTAAAGAAGAATGGGAAGGATTTGTTGAGGAAAACAAAGGAAAAGAAGTTATTTCTGAAGAGATGTACGAAACAATAGATGCGATGAGAAATGCTTTGTATTCCACTCCATTTGCAAAAAAACTTATATACGGAGAGCACGAAAAAAGTTTTTTTTGGACTGACGAAGAAAGTGGTTTCGAGTGCAAGTGCAGACCTGATAGCTTTGGAAAAATAGGAGGGCAACCGATATGCGTTGACCTAAAGACTTGCCAGTGCGCAGAAACAGAGAAGTTTATGAGAGATGCCATAAAGCTGGGATATGATATACAAGCGTCACATTACTGTGCTGGTCTTAAAGCAAATACCGGACTTGATTTTGAATTTGTATTCATAGCGCAAGAAAAAAATCCACCGTATTGCGTGAATATTTTACAAGCAGATGAATTTTTTATGAGATCAGGCAACGAGGTGAGGGCTTCTCTTCTTGAGACATATAAGGAATGTTTGGAAAAGAACGATTTCCCTGCGTACATGGGATTTAAGGATGATATTAAAATAAGCAGTCTTGGACTCCCGGAATGGATGAAGAAAGCTTATGGATATGATGAAGAAAGCGAGGAAGAATAAATGGAAGACAAAAAACAGACAGAAGTTGCTGTACAGGAAGAAAAGAAGCCTGTTGAACACAAAAACAACAACAAGGTTACTGATTATAGCCTTGGAATCTTCGGAACGTCCGACAACTTTATTATGGCAACGCAAATGGCAAAGGCACTTTCTTCGAGTACGATTGTTCCACAAACTTTTCAGCGGAATGATGCAAACTGTCTGATTGCTATATCACAGGCGCAAAAATTCAACATTGACCCGCTAATGGTAATGCAGAATTTGTATGTAATACAAGGAAAACCGACATGGAAAAGTAGCTTTTTAATTGCAATGATTAACAATTCTGGAAAATATGACATGGAATTGCAATTCGAGGAAGCTGAAAAAGGTGGAAAACCGTATTCTTGTAAGTGCTGGACAACCAAAGGTGGAAGAAGAGTTGACGGGATCACCGTAACAATGGATATGGCAGATGCGGAGGGTTGGACTAAAAAGAATGGTACAAAGTGGAAAACATTACCGCAGCTCATGCTCAGATACAGAGCAGCGTCTTTCTTTGCAAATCTTAATTGCCCTGAGATTACAAGTGGTCTGTACACAAAAGAAGAAATGCTTGATAACGATTTTTATACAAATAAGACATCTAACAAAAAGAATTTGAACGATGTACTCAAAGAAGACAACGAAGTAGATGCAGTTGATACTGTTGCTGAAATTACAGACATAGAGGATGGTGAGAAATAGTGGAATATCACGTAACCGTAAAAGGGTTTAAGAGTGGTTTGAACGAACTTTTGTCCGGTAAGGTGTACGACCACAGGACGAAGAAGTACCGGAATATCATAAAAAACAGAAACGATGCCTTGTGCATGAAGTTTATCAACCTTAGCAACCTAAAAGGTAAAAGAATCGAAAAACCGATTATCATTCATTACCGGTTTTATGTAGAAAACAAGATGCACGATCGTATGAATACTGCATCAGCGTTCATCAAATCATTTGAAGATGCACTACAGAAGTGCAGAATTATCTGTAATGACGGGTATGACGACGTTCTTACTCCGACTTTATACTTCGAGGTTGACAGGCAAAACCCTAGGGTAGAGGTGACTGTAGAGGTGGTAGAAGATGAATAAATACGATGATTCATACATTGGAAAAAGATTCGGTCATCTTACTGTAGAAAGAGTATATAAAAAGAGTTTTCCGGCAACAGGAAAAACACAATCGATGTTTTTATGCAAATGCGATTGTGGAAGAATAAAAGAGGAAATCGCTTCTCTTGTTGCAAACGGATACATGGTAAGTTGCGGATGCAATTTGAAAGTAAAGAAAAAAAGGAATCCGCAAAAAGATTCAAGACCGGAATTATGTTGTCACCCAAACTGCTTTAATTGTCCTTATCCCGATTGCCAGTGGAACGGATTTCTTTCAAGCGACAAGAAATATGATATAAGAATGATATACATGAAAGGGGCGAGGGCTGTTGGCTAAAAAAAGAATGTTCAACATGAATGTTGTAGATTCTGATGCATTTCTCGATATGCCATTATCTACTCAATGCTTATATTTTCATCTGAACATGAGAGCGGAC